ATGGCGCTGTCTGATGCGTGGTTGCGTTCAGTCGTTGGAAAGGAACGTGATAAGGTTTTGGTTAAATCCGATCGTGATGGTCTGTCTGTCAGAGTATCACCGAAAGGTCGCGTAGTGTTCCAATATCGTTATCAATGGGCAGGGAAAGGTGAGCGCCTTGATATCGGAACTTACCCGGCAACTGGATTAAAAGAGGCCAGAGAAGAAGTTATCCGTCTCCGTGGTGAACTCGAGTCAAACCGCAATCCACGATTAGTCAAGCAGGCTGAAAAACGAAAAGCTACTGAAGCCATGACGGTAGAGTCTGTGATCCGTGCCTGGTATGAAGCATATTGTGTAAAAAATAAAAAAGGTTCTGAACAGATACTCCGCTCGTTTGAGCTGCACCTGTTCTCTAAAATCGGGAATATCCCTCACGATGCAGCTACATTGCATGATTGGTTAGAAGTCCTGGAGCCTCTTAGCACCAAGACTCCAGCAATAGTAGACCGATTGCTAATTAACGCAAAGCAGGCTCATGTCTGGGCGTATAAGAGAAAGCTCATTGAAACTCGCCCACTGTCGGATATCACGGGTAAAGATATGGATATCCGTAAAGGTCAGAAAAAACGGTTTCTGACACATGATGAAATTAACATCCTTTATGCTGCGATCGATGGTTCTCGAATGGTTCCTAAATACCGAGCCTTCATTAAACTATTGCTGCATTTTGGTTGCCGTAGTTCAGAGCTAATTACTGCTAGGGGGGATGATTTTGATTTCATAAATAAGGTATGGACTGTACCACCAGAACGACATAAGACTGGGGACATAACAGGCGAACCGCTAAAGCGGCCCATTATTGAACCGGTTGAAGAGCTTATAAAATACGTTATCTCTATGAACAACGGTTCCGATATGCTTTTTACTAAGGAAGGAAGCAGGGAGCCAGTTGGTCGGACATCATTGCAGTCGCTGCCTTACAATTTAATGCAGTTCGCATGGCGACGTTTGGGGTATCAATTTCCTCATTGGTCTCTTCATGATTTGAGACGAACAGCACGAACAAACTTTTCTGATCTTACTGCTCCTCATATTGCTGAAATAATGCTTGGTCATAAACTGCCAGGTGTATGGCAAGTTTATGATAAGAGCGATTATCTAGAAGAACAGCGTAAAGCTTACTGGGCATGGTGGGAGAGGGTTGAATCGATCGTTACTTGTACTGACTTAATCTCCAACGGACAGTTTGCGTAGCCAGAGCGTAATCATATCTGCCAGTCCGCTGCGGATACCTTGTGTACTGGGTTTTTAGCCAGACTACGTTAACCGGTAGCTTCAGTATTTGGGGTGTCGGCAGGAGTTTGATGGTTTATTGGGTTACTGTGGGACTAAGGATGTAGGGATGCCAATCGATGAATTATGAAAAATATCATAGCACAAACAGAAGCAAGGGTTTGCGAACCTTCTGCTACTTAATTTATTATGTGCAGGTGATTTTTAATGTGATGAAGTGTTTTATGACTCGCGGAAACTTTGATTTTATAAACTCTAACGTGGTTTTCTCAGAAGCCGATAAGTCATTGTGGATTGATCTCATTAACACCGATTGTATTTGGTATGATATGATAATTAATCCTCCTGATGATATAAGAACAAATAAGATAATAAAGAACTATCTCAGAATTATGGAAAAATATACGAGGGAAAGCTGTGAAAAGAGATTTATTTATTTCTTAGGTTCAAGAAAAAAAGTGAGGTTTTCAACCAAGAAACAGCCTAGGTATAACCCATTCACAAAAAATATAGTATTCACTCTGTTGATTGGCAAAGAAGAGCGAAAGCTTCGGATAAAATATTCCTTTTGCACGTTTACGCAGAATGGGGTAGTGAAGGTAACTCCAAATGTTAGAGTAACTGAGAAGTTTCTCTACATTGAATATGAAAATGGCAATTTATGTGTGATGTCAGTTCATGATTTCGTAAACGGACATTATATTGATTTAGGAATTCATACAGAAGTGCATTACGTAGGATATACACGTCATCCGCATCGGCGCCCTGTTGATTTTATTCACCGTGGCTTATCAAAGATGCTGTATAGCGTTTCAAATGACGATAATGATTTTTTTGTTTGTTTTAGTATATTTAATCCAAGGATTATATCTCTGAATAATAAATGTAATGTGGTCTTTAATATTTCAAATTCTCTACTGGATGAAATTGATGTTGATAATGAGGGGAGAATTATTGAAAACTGCTTAATACGTTACTTTGATCCTAAGCTTCAAGATGATGACAAGGAAAGTAAAAGGTCAGATTTAAATAAAATGTTTATGGACCTGGTGGAAAATAAAAAAATTAAAAAAATATACGTTAATTTTCAATATGAAAGGAATAATGAGTATTTCTGCTTTTACTCTAAAGTTGTTCCGCCGAAATTTCATCATTTCTTTGTGTTGGATTTTTCTGATGGCAAGATAAATATTGATAGAGACCAGGATATGATGACTCAGATGGCATTGTGCATGGGGTATTATAATTATTAATATTTCGCCTGATGCCAACTCAAAATCTTTTTTGTCGCATCCATTGTGGATTAATATTCAGAGGTAAGGGGTATCTGCGGAATTTATATTTTGCAGGATGAGTATACAATACATGATATAACATCTGTTTTTGGCACAGAGCATATAGTCAGATTATGTTTAGTTCTGTGCCATAGATGGATATTATCTCACCTCTTGGCTAACTCTCATTACTCAATAACTCCAGTAAATCTGTATATTTTGCGTGATGCCCATTTATTTGGGCAGGATTTAATATCAGGATCTGGAAAATCTGGCCTGTATTTCTGGCCTGTCCTCCTGTTTACGCTGTTCCAGCGAAGCACCGTCGATATTGAAACGCCACAGAATTCGGCGACTTGTTTTGTTGTCATTAAGTTGCTCATTGCTACCCCTCCAGCGGTTGTTCAGTTGAAAGACTCATGCGCATGTGCGTAACTCCGATAACTCGTTAAAGCGTTCCATAAACATCCCGTAGGCATGGCCTGGCGACAGTGGAATAACTTTGAACATCTCTGTGGCAGAGATGCCTTCCAGTACTGGCCAGAAAGAGCCATCATCAAGCCCGAGATCGCGGCGTTCGGTTGCCAGCATGATGAGATCGGCATATTTCACGGGTGTACTCATAACCGGGGGTAACCCGTATTTCTCACGGATTACGGCGTCTATTTTTTCTTCCATCCGTTTATAGTCAGGAAGAAGGCGTTTCAGTGGTGCGGGAATGTCCTGGCAATACGCTTCTGTTGCATCATGCATTAACGCTTCAAAAGCAAATTCCTGCGGCACCAGCTGGCTGCAAAGCACCGCATGCTGGGCGACACTGTAGAAGTGTGAAAGATGTCCTGCAAAGCGACAGATATTTGAAAGGGAAACCGCGATATCGTTAATCACGATGTCGTCTTTATTTATCTTGTCATAATAAAAATGCTTCCCGGAAAAAGTTTTAATAAATGACATTTCGTTCTCCACTTTATATGCGCTGCACCGCGCTGAATTCGGGTAAAAGTAAGCCCTCACCATCCGGCGATTATTGAGTTAATTACGTTTCCATAAATGCCCCCGCAGGGGCATTTGCAGTAATGAAATCAGGCGGTGAAAGTACCAATAAAGGTTTCTACTTTGCTGTCTTTGAATTTCTCAACAAGCAGATCACGAAATTCGTTAGCCATTTCCTCCTGCACTGCTTCCAGCTGAATAATGCGCAGAACCAGTACAGGACGATCGCCAGTGATAATGCTGAGGCGTAATTTAAACGGACGTTCTTTCAGGCCTTCAAACGGAACGCATTTAAATTCAAATGCCACTGGCATAATGTCTTTGGTTTTCGCTTCGACAGACTCCATCAGGGAGCGTTTGCCGCTGAAGTCATTGTCTTCAAAATCAGCGGTCTGGTTTGCTTCAATCGTGATTTTACGGACTGCCGCAGCTGCTTTTGTTGCCTGAATAGCGTCACCATTAGCATCAAAGCCCACAAGGTAGTCGGCCCAGTCTTCAATCCATTCTGCCAGTGACTTCTGGGAGTTACGCTCGCCATTAACAGACAACAGAGCAGAGAACGGTGCTGTCTTTTTCAGTTTGAGAGTGGCGGTGTTATCTGCGTGACCTGGTTCATCAATAGTACCCAGATTAAGCACACTGACGGCACGCATATTATCAGCATCGATAAAGCAGCGGGTGCCCTCATCTGCAAGATCTTTAGAATAACGGGTAAAGTCATCGATGCTGGTAGTGGAAAGCGCACCACGGAAACGGAAGCGATTTAAATTAAATTTTTCCAGATCATGAATGCGGAAGTTCTCAGGCAATGCCACAGCATCGGCACCAATCTTACTGATAATTTCATTAACACTCTGAGCAGAAATAAGGGCATGGATTTGATTAATTGCGGTTGCGTCTAAGTTCTGAGACATAATAAGTCCTCACTATATAAAGATATTCAGTGATGAGATAAATAATCAGTTTATTAAAAACGATATTAACGACCAGCTGCGCGGAGTTTTCCGTCAGGTTCACCGGCAAGAGTCAGTAATTGTCCCTGGTCTTCCTGCAGAATAGTCAGGCGACCACCGCGATTGACATACATCGGCGTTTCGGTGGTGTCTTCTTCGGAAATTTTCCCGCGGTTAGTTGGGCGAACATATGAGAGTTTGTGTTTGATTTTCACACGGTTCTCATCAAACGGTTCGATTTCCAGATTGAGTGAGACCTTCCCTTTGGTTTTCGTGTTCATCACACCGGAAGCGACTTCACTTAGAACTGCGCCGATTTTGGTTTCAAATACGCCGCCGTCCAGCTCCCCGATAAATGCCTGCACATCAGTACTGCGGTCACTAGCCATTTTGCTGCTCCTCATCATATCGACCCTGCAAGGTCGGTTAGTTTCTCCACAAAACAGAGAAGAACACCTGCGGTGGCAGCCGCCCGGATGGATTGGGTTATGAGCCCGTCGTCCGGTGATGCTCTTCTCTGTTTTGTAAAAAGAGCGGTACCAGCCGGAAGCAAGTGTACAAACTGGTACCTCCAAAGCAGTGGCTGTTGTGGTGGGGTTGTCACTCAGGCGTATGGTCAACCTGACAATCCGGTGTCCTCAACGGGGAAAGAGTAACCCCGCCATACTTACCGCCGCGCCATTTCGCGGATTACCACAACGCTGAGAGCACTTAGCCAGTTACGGCACCACACTTTGTCGCGGCTCCATAAATGCCCTCATCGTTGCACCCTGGTCTCTTCCCAGGCGTCAAACCGAATCGCCACGCTGGTTAGGCGTCTTATCAGCATCATCATTGACTTGCACATTCCGGCTACCTGGTTTGTTTGCCCGAGCAAGGAGTGGATTGTCCCCTTTAACGTCCCCAGACCGCTAACGACGCATGTGCCATACGCCGTGTTACAACCAAATTTTGTTAGTACCTTGTTTGTTGGTCTGGAAAGAAAGATAAAATGAAGTTGCGCATTATGCAAGTGTTTTATTGCGAGATGTGCAATTTAATAGGTAATGAAAAGCCACCTTCGGGTGGCTAATTGATGAGGAGGTAAGGGTTAATTGTGTCGCTTAAGGGTTTGTGACTGGCTGATTAAGACCTTTCCAAAGACCATAAACCGGTGTTCATTTTCGCTGGTAATTCCCCATTCACGGTAAATCTGGTTATCAGAAATCACCAGTAGTTTGTCAGGTATCATTTGCAGTCGTTTGACATAAATTTTATCATCAAAACCAAATACATAGATACCATCTCCATCAAACTGATTGATACTGACATCAACGAAGATGAGATCTCCTGGCTCAATGGTTGGACACATACTGTCCCCACGAACGTTGATAACTTTAATGTGATTGGCTGGTCGTCCGCCAAACATCGATACAGCATTATCAGTTCTGTATTCAATGGCATGAATCACATCAATGACATCACCGCCCTGGATAAGGCCATTTCCCGCACTGGCACTGACATCCAGCATTTCAATACGGAATACATCCTTCACCTGCGCAACATCCTCACTAATACTGTTTTTACATACAGTATTACTTTTGACGTCTGAGGTAAAGAGATCAGCAATATCAACACCTAAGCTCCTGGCAATATTACTCAGGGCTTGTTCAGTGAATTGTTTCTGCTTACCTGTTTCCAGGCGCGAGATATTCGCCGCATCCACTCCTATTGCTTCAGCTAGATCGGCGATTTTCATGTTCTTCGCCTGGCGAAGTTGTCTGACTCGATTTCCTATGTTCATGCGTTTATTACATTTCTTTATTGCGCGTTAATCAAATCAACTTGCGCAAAATATTTGCGTGAAATAATATGATCATCACGCAATATGTGGAGGTTATATGCAATCACCATTACGGAATGTGCGTAAGGCGCACGGATTTACTTTGCAGCATGTTGCTGCTGGCGTTCAGGTCAATCCAGCGACGCTGAGTCGTATTGAAAGACTGGAACAAATTCCATCTATCGATCTTGCAGAACGTCTGGCCAATTTTTTTAAGGGTGAAATCAGCGAAATGCAGATTCTTTATCCGGCACGTTTTCAATCTAGCCAAAACCAGAATGGGTTTAAACCACAGGAACAGGAGGTAAGCCGTGGGTAATCATCACTGGAAAGTGGAAAAACAGCCTGAGTGGTACGTGAAAGCTGTCAGAAAAACCATCGCGGCGTTGCCAGGGGGTTACGCTGAAGCTGCTGAGTGGCTGGATGTTACAGAGAACGCTTTATTCAACCGCCTTCGTGCAGATGGCGATCAGATTTTCCCGCTGGGATGGGCAATGATTTTACAGCGTGCTGCTGGCACTCACTACATTGCGGATGCTGTCGCACAGTCTGCTGGTGGGGTGTTTGTATCGCTTCCTGAAATTGAGGAAGTAGAGAACGCAGATATAAACCAGCGCCTGCTGGAAGTCATCGAACAGATCGGGAGTTACTCAAAGCAGATTCGTTCGGCAATCGAAGATGGGGTAGTGGAGCCACACGAGCAGACAGCAATTAATGATGAATTGTATCTGTCAATTTCGAAGCTCCAGGAGCATGCGGCACTGGTCTACAAAATTTTCTGCGCTCCAGAAAAGAGTGACGCCCGCGAGTGTGCAGCTCCGGGCGTCGTGGCGTTTTGTGTCTGTGGAGAAACTAACGCATGAACAGTTTAACGGCAAATAACCGTTTGTCGCAACAGCTGGTGGTCAGTGTCGCTGCACACCTGTTGTTACGGCATGAATGCAGATTACCAAATCACCTGGCTGTAAGTAACCACAGAGAACTTTACCTGACTGTGGGGGGCGAGTTGTGCAGGAACTTAACCGCTGGTTTCGTGACGGAAGAGGACTTTATGTTCATGTTATTCGTTGGGAGCCAGAAACACAGCGCGTTATCTATCTTCGCAAAGACTACCCGCATGAGTGCTTTAGTCCTTTATGGAAATTCAGGCGTGATTTTGTTGAGTGTGAAGGACCACCAGCACATTGATTCTGCCATTCCGGGACGTTACACTGTTCAGGCACCTTATAAAGCGGGTGCCGGGCGTGGAAACCCGGAATTCACCAAAGCGCACAACCGCGCTCTTGCGGTTTTTTTGTGTCATGAGCAGCATTACGCCCAAATTATGGTGGGGCGTGCAGGGCCAACTTCGGTTGGGCCGGGTTCTTTGGTGACCGGTATTTCCACCCCTGTACGTCTCACCACCAATAAGGTCGTGGAAAGCCTTGGTGGTGAGTTATTAAAAATCACCAAAGAGGCTGCCATCATGGCTACGATCCCAACCCTCACTCAACCTGAAATTGCCATCGTTGATGGTCAGGCTGTTACTTCATCCCTGGCTGTTGCCAACTTCTTCTCCAAACGTCATGACGATGTACTGAAAAAGATCCGCACGCTTGAATGTTCCGCATCATTCACTGCCCGCAATTTTTCGGTGAGTGATTACACCGATTGCACAGGCCGCAAACTACCTTGCTATCAAATAACCCGCGACGGCTTTGCGTTTCTTGCTATGGGTTTCACGGGTAAACGTGCTGCCCAGTTCAAAGAGGCATACATCAATGCCTTTAACCAGATGGAGAAACAGCTTTCAAAGCCCGCTGTACCGAGCGACGTTGCACATAATGCCAGCGTTCTCTGTTCCTACATTTCATCAATTCATCAGGTCTGGCTGCAGCAGCTTTATCCTATGTTGGCAAAAGCCGAATCTCCGCTGGCTGTTAGCTTATATGACTATATTAATGATGCTTCGGCGCTGGCCTGCCTCATAAATTTGTCGCTGAACCCTTCAGAGGTAAGGGGGCGCAAATGATCCGGAATATTTTCAAACGTTTTACCAATCAGACTTTCCGTTGTCCTCGTCCGGGTCAGTGGTACACCACGCCTGCAGGGCATGTTCTACGTGTTAGCCTGGTTGACCGTGAATGTCAGAAGGTGATTTGTGAACCGCTGGGCCGTAATTACCGCGTCAGTATGCCGCTTATAGCCTTTCGCTCCGGAAAAAACATGAAGCATCTCGGAGGTGCAGCATGAGTATGGAGCTGATGGTTAAAGCGATGAAAATTCGAGTGGGTAATCCATTGCGAAAACTGGTTCTGATCAAGCTGGCTGATAATGCCAGCGATCAGGGTGAGTGCTGGCCCAGCTACCAGCATATTGCTGACCAGTGCGAGATTAGCAAACGTTCTGTGATGAATCATATTGCGGCCCTTTGTGAGTCCGGGCTGGTAAAAAAAGTCACCCGGAAAGGTGAAAAAGGTAACTCAAGTAATATCTATCTCCTTCATCTTGATGGTGCAGGAGATTCACTAGGGGGTAGTGCAAATAATTCACTATCTGGTGCAGCAAATTCACTAGGTAGTGCAGGAGTTGCACCAGGGGGTAGTGCAGGAGATTCACCCAGAACCAGTCACTCTTTTGAACCAGTCAAAGAATCAGTCAATGAACCAATAGCTGTTGGTGCATCAGTTGATGAGTCCGTGCGAGTTCGTTCAAACCGACCGGAATACTCTCCGGAGTTTGAGCAGGCATGGCTGGCCTATCCCAAACGTGCTGGTGGCAATTCAAAATCTGCAGCCTTCAAAGCTTGGAAAGCCCGTTTGAATGAGGGGGTAAAACCCGAAACCATGCTGGAAGGTGTGAAACGCTACGCGGGCTGGGTATCTGCGATGGGTAACAGCGGCACACAATTTGTGAAACAGGCTGTCACGTTCTTTGGTCCGGATCGTCATTTCGAAGAATCCTGGGAAGTTCCTGCGGTATCTGCAGCCAGACGCGAGGACCCGTACTTCAAAGCCAGTTACGACAACGTGGACTACAGCCAGATCCCGGCAGGATTCAGGGGGTGATTATGAGTCTTTTGAATGAAGTTCAGAAATTCATTGAAGCCCATCCGGGGTGTACTTCCGGAGACATTGCGGATGCTTTTGCAGATTACTCACGGCAGCGCGTTCTGCAGTCAGCAAGCAAGTTACGTCAGAGTGGGAGTGTGGCTCACCGTTGTGAAGGAGATACACGCAGACATTTCCCGCGCCTGACTGAGAGAGCGCAGGGGCCGGAACCACAACCAGTTCGTGAAACCAGATCTGTGCGCAATTTCTATGTCGGCACTAACGATCCACGGGTGATTTTGTGCCTGACCCGCCAGGCTGAAGAACTGGAGTCCAGGGGCTTATACCGTCGTGCTGCAACGGTGTGGATGGCGGCATTCCGAGAAAGCCACTCCCAGCCAGAACGAAACAATTTTCTGGCTCGTCGTGAGCAGTGCTTACGGAAAAGCAGCAAGCGTGCTGCATCGGGTGAAGAGTGGTATCTGTCAGGGAATTACGTGGGGGCTTAATGACGACGTTAACTCAATGCCAGCAGCAGGTGCTGGATATGCTGATTTCTTATCAGAAAGAACGTGGTTTCCCGCCAACCAATCAGGAGGTGGCAACCATGCTGGGATACCGTTCGGTGAATGCAGCGGTGGAGCATCTTCGCGCACTGGAGAAAAAAGGCGTCATCACGATAAAGCGTGGCGTGGCCCGGGGTATCACGCTTCATACCACAGTGAAGGATGACGACAGTGAGGCAGCCGGGATTATCCGCGCACTGCTTGCCGGTGAGGAAAACGCCAGACTGCGTGCAGTCCACTGGTTACATAAGAGGGGCCTGAAAGTATGAAGCTGATCCTGCCTTTTCCGCCCAGCGTGAACACGTACTGGCGACACCCCAACAAAGGGGCGTTTGCTGGTAAGAGCCTGATAAGCGCGGCGGGGCGAAAATTCCAGAGCGCGGCGTGTGCAGCAATAGTTGAGCAGTTACGTCGTCTGCCAAAACCAACGTCGGCACCTGCTTCAGTGGAGATCGTGTTGTTTCCTCCGGATAACCGGATCCGCGATCTGGACAACTATAACAAGGCGCTGTTTGACGCCCTGACCCACGCGGGGGTGTGGGAAGACGACAGTCAGGTGAAAAGAATGCTGGTGGAGTGGGGACCGGTTATCCCGGAAGGGAAGGTCGAGATCACTATCAGTAAGTACGAGAAAACGGCGGGTGCAGCCGCCTGATTAAGAGGAGAAACGAAGTATGAATAATCTGATGGTCATTGATGGTATTGAAGTTCGTCGTGATGCTTATGGGCGTTACAGCCTGAACGATCTGCATCGCGCAGCAGTAGCATCTGGTGCAAATGCCAGAACCAAGGAGCCGGGAAAGTTTCTTTCCAGCCAACAGATTACTGAGCTGGTTCAGGAATTGATCGATACCCAAAATCTGGGTGTCGGTTCATTCAATGAAACTACCCAAAATTTGGGTAGTAAACCTGTCAGTAAAATAGAAGGGCGGAATGGCGGAACATATGTCTGTAAGGACCTGGTGTATGCCTATGCAATGTGGATCAGCCCGTCATTCCATCTGAAGGTGATCCGCACTTTCGACATGGTAACCAGCGCACCGGAAAAATTATCCTGGCAGGCTGCTGACAAGATGCAGGCTGGCGTGATTCTGCTGGACTTTATGCGCCGGGAGTTAAATCTGTCTAACTCATCAGTGCTTGGTGCCTGTCAGAAACTCCAGGAGGCTGTTGGCTTACCGAATCTGGCACCGCGCTATGCCATTGATGCTCCTGCTGACGCGCCTGATGGCTCAAGCCGCCCCACGCTGTCACTGAGTGCATTGCTGAAGCAGTATGGTATCCGCCTGACAGCTAATCAGGCATATCACCAGATGGTGAAGCTGGGGATCGTCGAGCAGCGCGAACGATACAGCCGTACCGCGATTAACAACATCAAAAAATTCTGGTCACTGACAGCGAAAGGCTGCATGTTCGGCAAGAACATCACCAGTCCCGCAAATCCGCGCGAGACGCAGCCGCATTTCTTCGAATCCCGATTCCCTGAGCTGTTAAAGCTGCTCGATACCGTTCATTGAGGTGACCGTGAGAGCACTACTGACCCCTGAAATTGCCCCGCGTATGGGGATCGTATTGTTCAGGCCAGGTTCAGAGCTGATGCCCCTGTTTATGCAGGGGCGTGTCCTGCTGGAGCCTGAGCCGGAACGTTATTCATCTTTCGCCAGTGGTGCTGTTCCGGCGGCATCACAACCGCTGGCGGATGATCCTGCCGTTCGGGCCGTGTTCCGCAATGAGGCAGTGATCCGTCGTGCTGGTGGCGTGGAATGTCTTGAAAGCTGGTTACTTCGTGAAAAAGGCTGCCAGTGGCCTCATTCCGACTGGCACAGCGAGAACATGACCACAATGCGTCACGCGCCGGGCGCAATCCGTCTGTGCTGGCACTGCGATAACCAGCTGCGCGATCAGTTCACGGAACGGCTGGAATCAATGGCAACGGATAACTGTGCCCGCTGGGTGTTGTCTGTCGTGCGTCGGGATCTCGGTTTTGATGACAGTCACGTTGTGACAATGCCGGAACTGTGCTGGTGGCTGGTTCGTAATGATCTGGCGGATGCCTTACCTGAAAGTGCAGCCCGTAAGGCACTGAGATTACCGAAGCCTGTTGTGCCGTCTGTCACCCGGGAGAGTGACCTTGTTCCTTCGGTTCCGGCCACCAGCATCATCCAGAATAAAGCGAAAAAGGTGCTGGCGCTGAAAGTGGATCCGGAGTCGCCGGAGTCTTTTATGTTACGCCCAAAACGTCGCCGCTGGGTTAATGAAAAGTACACGTGCTGGGTTAAGACACAGCCGTGTGCATGTTGTGGAAAGCCCGCTGATGATCCCCACCACCTGATAGGTCACGGTCAGGGTGGAATGGGAACAAAAGCGCATGACCTTTTTGTGTTGCCTTTGTGCAGAAAGCATCACGACGAGCTGCATGCGGATACCGTGGCATTTGAAGAGATGTATGGCTCCCAGCTGGAGCTGATATTTCGTTTTATCGATCGTGCGTTGGCAATTGGTGTGCTGGCCTGATTTTGTGGAGAAGGTTGATGCGTGATATTCAGATGGTTCTTGAGCGTTGGGGGGCATGGGCGGCGAGTGATAGTTCTGGGGTAGACTATTCGCCTATAGCTGCTGGGTTTAAAGGGCTTCTTCCCTATACAAGCAAAACACGTCAGGCTTGTTCAGATAGTGATGCATTAATTATTGAAGGTTGTCTTGCTCGTCTAAAGCAAAAAAGACCTGAAGAACACTCGCTTCTTGTTGCCCATTACCTATACGGTATCTCTAAAAGAAAGCTCGCTAAAGCTCGCAAAAAGGATGAGAAAATAATACGCATTGAGATACAGATGGCTGAGGGATTTATAGAAGGTTGTCTAGCTATTCTAAATGTTAGCTTAGATATGGATTAATATCTTGGTTTGGGTAAGCAGGTGTGCTTGCACCTGCTTAATATTATATGTGGGGTAATATCCAGTTTATTTTCCGCCAGGTACTTGCAAATGAAACTATTGATACGATCAGGGTCGAGAAACCATATAAGGTTAGGGCGAAATCAAGTCTTACAGAGGTAATGGTGATTTTTTCATTTATAAACATTGCTATCAGCGGGAAAATACATGCTAATATTAAGGTGACTCCCGTAGATAACAGGTTATGAATAATTTTAGGTAAAATCTTGTTTTGTTTTAAAGCAAAAATAATTCCATCAGTGCTTGAACTTGCAGAACTGAAGATGGAAATAGCGGCCAATACAAAACCAAACAAAATGCCTGCCACCGTAGATAACACTCCGGCTGTACTTAAGATATCAGAGTGAGCCATAGGCGCTAGGTATTTCCCAAGCACCCAAGCTAACAGCCCACTGATAACTATGTTAATTAAAACTTTAATAAGCATAATCATCATCCTTAAAAATAAGATCAGATTTCATATTGCTTTAAATACTGACCATGTTCAATTTTAGCACTTATCAAGGCAGTACGCACATCTGTTTCTTTTGCGTAGCCATCTTTTGTGTTAATGTTTTTTTCACTGATCAGAACTTGATTGAGAAGACTCCTTGAATGAGTATTTTTAGGTTCAGTGACATTAGCTTTACGTAATAAGTGAGGAACTTTTTCTATTAATTCCTTTATTCCACTTTTTACTTCATCACTGAGATAACCACGGATTAATTTACGTTGCGATGCTCTACCTCTAAGTGATAGTTTTAAATGCGAACCGCCCATCCCAGCCATCATTTCAATCATACTTTTGGAAAATGAATTCGAAAGGTCATAATCCGTTGCGCTAAAATCACGTGGAGCGGCGAGTGTAATTTCACAGCTACGTAAAGTGCTTCCTGTTTCAAGTAGTTCTTTTACACTTTCTTTTTTCCAAATTGCCTCAAACGCTACAGGTTTGTTTTCTTCAGAAAAATTGAATAAAAGAAATGCTAAATCGGAAGCTTTAGGTCATAAATGATTTTGAGATAAAACAAGAATGTCTTTCTTATAGTAGTAAATAAAATAAGTGCGTTCGACTATATATTTTTTATCATCTAACGGAATATTGTGCTCATCCCAATTTTCATCACCAATATAAGGTAAGTGGAAACCATCACGAGAGCATGATAGATAACCAAAATAGAACTCCGCCTGTGCGTCTTTTTCTAAGAATACAATCTTTAATTTTTTCTTATCAAACTCAGCGGTATAAGAATTTTGCGAAGGTGTAACAATGGTTGTATACATTTTGTCAAATGCAAGTTGTGCATTTGATGTAGTTGACTTCGTTCCTGAGGAGCTTTGGAAGAAACCGATACGCATTTTTTTTTGTTTAGTTAGTGGCGCGGAAGTGGCTGTAGTAGTCATTAAAATTACCCTTTATTATCCTTTTGAATCAATGGGTTGTGATTTATTAATGATCCTGGGTTCGTTGCATATGCATAATCTATCAAAAAAAACTTACGCGGTCCGCATTTTCTCGTTTACTGTGTTAAGAGTGGTTACTTCGCCACACAGCTTAAACCCGCCGTCGAGCGGTTTTTTTGTACCTGTAAACCTGGTGCAGTACAGTAAACACGCTGGTGGTCGTGAATACTGACTTTTTATCTTGCTGGCTTTTTAGACAAGAGTTATTGGTATGTCATGTTAACCAGAAGGGAAAAGACATGCTAAAACAGCAAGATATGACAGAAATCGCCGCCGCAGTCCTTCACTTCTTACCTGCTGACAAGTGGGTAACGCCACGCATGATGACGAGAACTACCGGAGTAAGCGAAGCCCGGTGCCAGTTAATACTGACTCAGTTAGTTCTGGCGGGTCTGGCGAAGGATAACGGCGGGTACGGGAATAAATTCAGACGCTGCCAGTAATGGCGGTTTCCTGCTGTGAAAATGGGCGGCTGGTGGGTGTTGGTAGCACCTGCCAGCCATTCGCTCATGCTTACTGGTCACAAGCGAACCACGGCCCACTGCTTTAGCGCAAAAGCAGAGTGAGCCTACCAGAGTTACGCTTACTGATCCATGAAAAATACTGTAAAAATAAACAGTGTTGATTTAATCAACGCTGATTGCCTGCATTTTATTCAGTCCCTGCCTGATGATTCCATTGACCTGATAGTTACCGATCCGCCGTACTTCAAAGTGAAGCCCAACGGTTGGGACAATCAGTGGAAAGGGGACGAAGATTACCTGAAGTGGCTGGACCAGTGTCTGGCTCAGTTCTGGCGGGTGCTGAAACCTGCCGGAAGTCTTTACCTGTTCTGTGGACATCGCCTGGCATCTGATATTGAAATCGTGATGCGTAAACGTTTTAATGTGCTGAACCATATCATATGGGCGAAGCCGTTCAGACCTTGGAGCGCATGCTGTTGTTGCTCACTGGTATTACGAACGGTTTGCTCACGGGGATGTACACATATTAATTGTTGATGTTAATATTACGTCATGTTATTAATACAAAATTGCAACGCATCATTCAAAGTATTATAATTATCATTTGTTGCATTTATTATGCCAACATTCCTTGTTGGTCTTCCTTCCGTTGAATATTCTATCCAGAATGAGCCGGTGTATTTTGACATTCTATATGTTGCGAATTCTTTTGCATTAATTGGTGGTTTGGTGCCGTTGAGATCCATTATATAACCACTTTCTTGAATTGTCTTAGAAAGGCAATTGATTATTTCATTTGTCGATATTTCACTGTCGATTTGAGGATGATTCACAATTAGCCCCATGCAGAGGATGCTTGAAATTATTATAAAAATATTTTTTATCATGATGTCTGTTTTTGTGAATTTTTAGATAGAATGTCTGCTGTGGAAATATGTATACCTCTTGTGCTCATTTATTTCAATAGATAGTTGAGCACTCATTGTGCTAATGGAAGAAGTTTTTTAATATGGAGTATCATCAAAATCACACAATAGTGATTAATATTGCTATTAGATAAAGAAGTATCGCTAACTTTGATTTTGTTGAATTTGTTTTTAATAAAAGTTAGTGTGGTTTATATAGCAGGCATATGCATGCTGTTTTTAAAGAAACTTATTGCCCCTTTAGCCCTAATGGTCAGAGCGAGAGGTTAATAACCGCCAGGTCGCCGGTTCAAACATGGCAGGGGCACGAAGCGCTGTTAGCTCAGTTGGACAGAGCAATTGCCTTCTAAGCAATCGGTCACTGGTTCGAATCCAGTATGGCGCACCATGCGGTCATCGTATAATGGCTATTACCTCAGCCTTCCAAGCTGATGATGCGGGTTCGATTCCCGCTGGCCGCTCCATAGAGGATTATGGGACAGTATAGTGAGCATTTTTCTGCGTTACCTTTCATCGGTAAAAATAAGCATACAACAACTATTTATGCTGGCATTAGCTATGATAGTTATTGGTTTTCTCGGAATGTGTTTATTTGTTTACTATATTCTTATCGATAACTGATATTTTTGATATTAATCCGGAGTGGTACAAACAAAAATATGAATTCGCTATGGAATCAGGATGTGTAATAAAAATAATAGTCACTAAGTTATAGTTTTTTTAAAATGTTAAAAACATCACATTTCATTATGTTGGGCACTGGAGAATACCCAGTCGTTTTGTTAAAAATAATTACGCATGGTGAATCCCCCTAAGCGGAGGGGCAATCAGCAACTGGTGTTTTGTCACCGACCCTTATCCTTTCTGTGCGCAGGTGCTGATACTGAACTCACCGGGAGGCACCCGGCACCATGCAAAATTGTCTACACTACCACTGTAAAAAGCCCCTCTCCGGAGGGGCTTTTCTATGGGCAAAAAAAAGCCCGCAGTGAGTGGCGGGCGGGTCGCATGAATATACATCAGGTATTTTTATTATCGTGTTCTGATTTCTACCATCTGTGATAAGGCTGCGCAACTGCGCGGCCTTTTTCGTTTTGCGGGCTGCGGTTCTCCTCTTTTGATTCTCCGTGTAGCCGGACCGTGGCCCGCAACTGTTGAGGAAAATCCCGGAAAGGGGAGGAATAATGGCATTTAAACACTATGACGTGGTCAGGGCGGCGTCGCCGTCAGACCTTGCGGAGCGACTGACACAAAAACTGAAGGAGGGCTGGCAGCCGTTTGGCAGTCCTGTGGCTATCACTCCTTATACACTGATGCAGGCTATTGCCGCAGAGGGTGATGTGACCACGCCTGTGGTTGTGCCCGACACAGGGGCTGGTGGCTCTCCGGGAGTGGCTATCACTGAACCGGAGTATTACTACGTTATTCCCCTGGCCGGGCAGTCGAACGGTATGGCCTATGGTGAGGGGCTTCCTCTGCCGCAGACCTATGATCGCCCTGACTCCCGTATTAAGCAGCTGGCCCGTCGCAGCACTGTGACGCCGGGTGGTGATACCTGTGCATACAATGACGTTATTCCGGCAGACCACTGTCTGCATGATGTTCAGGACATGAGCGCACTTAACCATCCTCATGCAGACCTGAGTAAGGGCCAGTACGGGACTGTTGGTCAGGGGCTGCATATTGCCAAAAAACTGCTGCCTTATATCCCGCAGAATGCCGGGATACTTTTGGTGCCCTGTTGCCGTGGCGGGTCTGGTTTAACCGTGGGTAATGACGGCACGTTCAGCGAAACGTCTGGCGCATCGGCAAATTCAGCCCGCTGGGGAATGGGTAAACCGTTGTATCAGGATTTTCTCTTCCGTACAAAAGCGGCGCTGTCGAAGAACCCGAAAAACAGGCTT